ACTTCAAACCGAAAACTTTGACGGTTCACCTGTTGAAAACCGCACAATGACGGTTGGAGTAGCGGGTGGTGCTGCTGCTGTTCCAAACAACTTCGATGAAGTCATTCGTCAAAAGTTGTATCAGGAAAATGTTGTTCGTCGTATTGCTAAGGTCACAACCATTGATGGTCAAAAGAAGATCACCATCGAAGCAGCACTTCCAACAACTGAACTTGTTGCTGAAAATACTGCGATGGCATCACCAACTGATCCAACATTTGGTTCACTCATTCAAGTATTCCCATATAAGTTCCAAACCAAGGTCGTTCTTACCAACGAGTTCCTTGAGGACGCTATTAGTGGTAACGGTGGTGGTGTTGGTGGCATTCTCGACTATGTTGCTTCTAAAGTCGCAACAAGCATGGCACGTTCTCACGAAAACTACTTCTGTAACGGTCTTGTTGCTACTGAACCACAAGGATTGTTCACCGTTGCTACTGCTTACAGCAATCGTGTAAACCTTGCTGCTACAGGCACAGCAATCACCGCACTTACTGGTGACAATCTCGTTGATTGTTTCTTCGCTGTTGGTCCACAATACCGTGCTAATGGTTCTTGGTTGTTCCACGACAATGTTCTCAAGATCATTCGTAAGTTGAAGACAGCATCTTCAGGTTCCAACGAATACCTCTACAAACTCACCGATACTGGTGATCTTCGTGAAGGTGTTCTCGGAGTCCTCTTGGGTCGTCCAGTATATGTTTCACCATTCGCATTCAACGGTTCTTCTGCCGCAAACAAGGTTCACGCTGTGTTCGGTGACTTCAAGATAGGATACGAAATCTTCGACCGCTCTGGTATGACAACTCTTGTTGATCCATACACAAGCGCAGGAAGTGCCGTGACCAACATGTATGCTTACAGCAGACTTGACGCTAAGATCGTTCAGTCTGAAGCACTCTCAGTCATCAGCAACCCCGCAACGTAATCTCTCTTTCCTTTCTTTTTCGGGAGCGGGGGATGAAATATTCCCCCAATCCTTTTACCAAATCTTGGAGTAATAATGCCAACACCCGATCTCACAACACTCAAGAAAGCACTCAAGATTGATTATTCAACAGATGATGCTGAACTTATTCGCATCAGAGATGCTGCTGTAGCATTCATTGAGGATTATTGTGGTGTCAGCATAAATACTGAGTCACAAACAATCTATTTACCATATTGGGTAAAGTATAGATTTGAAAAATCACCATTCATGTCAGTTGAGTCAGTCAAATACTACGATAGCAGTAATGCGTTGACTACAATGCCAACAACTGATTACTTTATTATTCGTTCTCAATCACCAAGCATCTATATCAACTTCAAAGAGTTCCCGAGTGTGTATGAAGATACAGAAATCGAAGTAACATACAATAGTGGATATGATGAGTTACCCGAACATATTATACAAGCAATCATAGCAATCACAGGTGCTTGGTATAATAATCCTGAAGCAACAGCACCAATCACACTATCAGAAGTTCCTCTGTCTGCTCGTTTCATACTTGAAAACATCAAAGTAAAAGGAACACTTGAATGATTAGCGCAGGAAGATTACGATTCCAAGCAACGATTACACGTGAAAGTGGAACTGATGTTCTTGGTAAAAAGAATAAGACATTTGGAACCACGGTTGGAACTTTTCGTTGTGACCTAAGAGATATTAGCGCATCAGAAGGTGAAATATCACTTGGAGTCGCCGCTGTGCGATCTTATGAGTGTTTGGCACGTTGGGGTGCCATCGAAGAAAAAGGATTATTAGAAACAGATAGATTGGTGATTGACGGCATGACATTTCGCATCAATGGTATACGAAATGAAACTAATCGTGATCGTCTTGCCACAATAGACATTACGGAGATAAGATGAGTTTACCACAAGCAATCAAAACAATGATTCAAGGTATAAGTGGTGTCGGTAATGCGAATGTTACATATGGCACACGCAATGAGTTTGCCACTTTACCAGCAATCGCATTTACAATAAACTCAAATGAGACAATGACGGTTGGATCATCACCACTTCGCAAAGCAGAAATATCAGTAAACGCTGTAGCAGAAACAGCAGAAGCAGCACAAGATCTTGGTGATTTAGTAGCAGCAGAACTCGTCAATGCGACATACAATGGTATTCAGTTTCAAGCAATCGTCAAAAAGAATAATGTTTTAGCAGAGTCACCGTCAGGATATGGTGACGAAACCCTACCTTTCATCTCCACATACACGGCAGAAATCTACTACAAGGAATAATCAATGGCAGCATATACAGCAACAGTTTCAAGCGTCACATTTGATGGCGTTACATTTGAAGCAATCGGAAGTATGTCAGTATCTTCAGCAAGACCTACACTTGAAATCACTCAAGTTGGTTCAGCAAATGCTCACTTCTTAGCGGGTATTATTACTACCGCTATTTCAGCAGATCTATATTACAATAATGCAGATCATCAAAAGTTTATTGACCACCTACAAGCGGGAACTACAGCAGCATTTACGTTCACAGCAGCATCGGGAGATACTGTTACAGGAACCGCATTTGTTACTGGTCTTGACATTGTTGCCAGTATGGGTGACATTGTTCGTGGATCAGTTACACTACAAGCAACAGGTATCGTTACCATTGCTGGCGTTGCTGCTACTGCTGGTGGCAATGAACCATGAGTTTGAAGGACGCACTTACTCTCAAGAACAAGGAGGTAGTCATTGACGGGACTCCCGTTACACTACGTCGTCCTTCTGTCGCAGACCTCGCAGAAGCAGTTCAACAAGCAAAGACACCCGATACGTTCGCAGCATGGTTGGTCTACAACCATCTACTTGCCGAAAATGGTAAACTATATTTTTCAAACATTGAAGAAGTATTTGACTGTGACGGTCACTTTGCTGAACTGATCGCCATTGAAGTAGATAAACTTTACGGAGAAGGGCGGGACTAACTGGCGCAGTAGTAAGCGTTCTGACTGCTGCGAGAAATATTATGAACGCACGGATAGACGAACTAAGTGTCGTGTGGATCAACCACACAATGGATGACACAGATTGGGACGAAATAAGTGCTCTACTCAACAGACCAAAAATCAGTAAATCAAATAGCAAATGTTTTGAAAAACTTTGAGATAAAGTTACAAAAGAAAATACTTCGCAAAGGTTTACGAAGATTAGGTCAACAGTTAGCACTTCGCATCAAAGCAAATATTACTTGGAACTCTAAGAAACTATATCGCTCAGTCAAAGTAAAGGTAAAGACCTATAAGCGTGGTAAAATCATATGGATGGGTGTAGGATTCCTTAACGACAATGCTGATGATTGGAAAACAAAGGTCAAAGCACACGCTTACAACAATGGTTGGAAACCATATCCAAAAGGTAGACCAACAAATCGTAAAGGTAAAGGGTGGCGTAAAGGTGTAAGAAGAGTTGGTGGACTGAAGATTTATAATACTGGTTTTGTCACCCGAGTTTATCAAACATCACAAGAACAAGCAAAAGATATGCTTTATCAAAATGTAGTAGAAGCAATCAAGGAACTAACATAAATGGGTAATAAAACACCACCACTTGTCATTCCCGTTGTCATTGACAGCACGGGTGTAGATAGAGGACTCAACAATGTCAATAATCGACTCCGTAGGGGTGTCGGTGGTGGCATGGGTGGTGGAGGTGGAGGATTTGGTAGTGGTGGTGGAGCGGCATTGGCGGTTGCCGCTGCTGCGGGTGGTTTGGGTGCTGGTGCTGCTTTAGCAAGAGGTGGTGGTGTTGTTGGTGGAACTACACCAATGGTCAAAGCAAGAGGTTTGTTGCCTTTTATGGGTCAATCCCGTGCGAGGTTTAGGGGTGGTGGAATGAGTCCAAACGGACCATTTGGAAGAGCAACTGCCGCTGTTAATGAAATCGAAAACTTGTATGCTTTTCAAACAGCGCAGAACGAAAACTATAAGGGATTTGGAGATCCTTTTACAACATATGCGGCATTAAATGAATCAAAACGCCTAATAGGTCAAGGAAGAATAGACAGACTCAATGCTGTGCGTGATCGCAGAGCACATCTTTTGGGTGTGCTAAGAAGAAGAAATCGTAGAGAAGCATTGGGTAAGATGGGCATACCATCTATGAGTGAACTTGGTGGCGGATTGATGTCAGCAAGAGGTATGCTCGGTGCTGCTGGTGTTGGTGTTTCTGCTGCTGGTGCTGTTGGTGGAACTGTAGGGTTCCTCAAGAATATGCCAAGTATAGCAGATCCCGAATCAGCAGTTGGTAGTCCATTCTATGGTAGATTGCGTCAAACCACAAACTACTTTGCTCAACAACCAAAACGACTTGGTTTAGGACAAGGAGTCATTGCTGGTGCGAACGTCATGGGAGGTAAAGGTGCGTTGAATCAGTTGGGTGCTAACACACAAGCGGGTATTGAAAATATTGGTTTGACTCTTGGTATGATGATCGAAGGTATGTTGACTGATCCTATGAATACTATAGGTTCTGCGATAGGAATAAGATCAAGTCAAAGAACAATGACTAAAGCACTTATGAATGGATTAATGAACTAATGGCAACACCAATCCTTACAACAGCAAACTATCATGCTTATTTACAAGATACATCATTTAGTATTGGTGATATTGATACACCAACAACTGTTACCGAAACTTGGTTGATCACAAAGAAACCAGAAGGAGGAGCAACTCGGTTCTTTGCGCTTGCTCCCGAAGCATTATCAGGAGGAGAAGGAAACTATGGTTCACTTGCTACTGAACGAGTCATTCCATATATTGGACTGAGATATTTTGATTGGGTAGAAGGAACGACTGCTGTAGCAAGAAATCCTGCTATGACTGTTGGTGATTCTATGGATAAACTTACGAACGCAAGATGCGTAAATGTAGATATTCGTAAAAACAAAGATGGTTCTTTGACTGCTATAAGCACATTTATTCAAAGACAAAAAACAATACCATCAACTATAAATGATGGTTCACCTTCTGTTATATTCCCACCTCAAGTAGAATATACCGCTACAGTTCGTGAAATGGAAACATTCCGAACTGGTAACTTTACAGCACCACCAGCAAACTCTAACAAATCATCATCAAATATTGGTGGTGATAAAGTATCATCAAATGGTAGACAAGGTATGCCAACACCTGTTGCTGGTGTTCGTATCAGAGTAAGAAGAGTATTTACTGTTAAGTTCGCAACAAGTCCTTTACAAACCGTTGCTTATTATTTACAAGGACAAGTGGGTAAACGAAACTCAGCGACATTCTTGGGTATGGGTGCTGGTGAATGTGTATTTGAAGGATTTAATATCGCAAAGTTGGAAGGACCATTCTACGAGATTGTTGCCGACTTTGATTGGGATCAATATTATGGTCACGTTCAAGTTCCCGAACTCGCACCCGATGGTCTACCAAAAACAGATGGAACTGGTCTAAACTATAATGATATTCGTTGGGAACGCATCAAACGAGCAACTGAAGATTTCAACAACGTAATATTTTGGTATGATATTCCTGGAACTTTAAATAATGATATGAAGACAGTAGCAGAAACAGGATACTGGTAATGCGTAAATACGAAAAAGCAAAAATAGATAAGATTGCTGGCAACACCCATAGGGTTGACCGAAGACGCACAATACCCGAACAACTTGAACTACAACTAATGAGAGTTCAAAGTGCCACAAGAGTCAGCGGTGGAACTGATCTTGCGTCAAGATACATGTGGAGATATAAGTTAACACCCGCAAATGTATCATGGAATGGTCTTGGAAACTTTCCAACTATTGGAGTAAGAGACACAAGTGGAACACCACCTGAGTTTGATGGGTTTTCTATCTCAGAAATATCAAACTCTACCTATTATTCTTATGGAGTTCTCAACACACATTTACCAGCAGGAATCGTTCCAGTTCAAATACCAGTAGGCACGATTGTCTTATGCTGGTGTCCTTGGAGATTACAAAATACTGGACAACAATACTTTTTGATAATCAACACACAAGCAATCACAGGAACATGCTAAAATGAGTTTACCAGCAACATACAACATTCGTCATTATCAAGGAGACACCTTTAGTTTGATCTTTACAATGGAAACTGATCTTACTGCTCAAACTCCATTGATACAGTTGAGAACAGATCCATCAGCAGTAAGTGCTACTGTGGCAATGACTGTTGCTTCTTCATATTCAGCAGGAACAAACAAGACCACGTTTACTTGCTCATTGACTGCTACACAAACAGCAGCATTGACAGCGGGAACAGTTTATTATTATGATTTTCAACTTTTAAATGGTGCTATAGTAAACACATATATTCGTGGTAACTTTGTAGTTCAGGCGGAGGTTTCACGATGAGTATTATTATTACTAATCCATCACCAATCACCATTGAGATTCTTGCTCCAACAGTTACAACTTTGGAAATATTTCCATCCGTCACCAATGAAAACTTTAGTGGAAGTGCTGCGGGTGGCGATCTAAACGGAACTTATCCTGATCCCACAGTCCACAAACTACATGGACATGATGTAGCAAATACTGCTCCATCAGTAGGAAAC